TCTCTGGCATAGGTTCTTTCGACGAGCAGATCCCGTAACCCCCTGGTCTGTAAGTACTGATATTCCGTCACCAGAGAGATCGTTCGACGTAAGGCTGACAACGTTACGTAACCGTAAACCTTGATTTACGACTGAAAGTATACTATAATATATTATGATCTATTCTAATACTAAGTCAAAAGTTAAACCTAAGACTATGCCTAAAGCCGAGCGCGAGGCGTATGCTAAGTGGTGTGCTCAATACGATATTAAACCTGAGGGTAAGGTTAAGAAAAAAGTAGTAGTTTATAATACTGAATTACCTGGTACTGTCTATAAGCCGTTTATTCGTGAGACGGTTCGGTATCCTAGTTTAGATACCGGTCATAAGGGTGCTGTTAATACTGGTAAGACTACTATGTGGTATACGGGCGATAAGATGCTTGGTGTAGCTACGATGCATAAGTCTAACTTAGTTCCTATTTTTAGTGATGATAACGCGGTCGAAGTATCGCAAATGAGGAGATAAAATGAGTACATTAATATATAATGCAATCCGTACCCCTGATGGTACTGTACTAGAGTCTAGACATAGACATGATTATGTTGTATATGAAGATAAAAATGGTAGAGAGTATATGGTGGATGGCGGCCATGATTATGTTAGACGCAACGTGCACGACGATGCTCCTTATGAAGAGATAAGTGTCTATACAACTGATGGTCACGATAAAGTACGTGAAGTACTTAAATGGGGTACATATGGTATCAACGGTGATCAGCCCTTAACCTACATTGCACTTAAAGACATGAATACCGGGCATATTCAGGCCTGCCTAGATACCCAATCTCGTATGCATCCGACATACAGACAAGCTTTTGAAGAAGAATTGAAACTAAGGAGTATATAATGAGTTTGCCTTCCGATCCCACCGCCCGTAAAGCTATTAAGAAATGTATGGATGAGTTATCTGCATCCATGGCACGGATTGATGGTGAACGAGATTTTATCAAGGAAGCTATTGGTAACATATGTGAAGAATATGAAATGAGTAAAAAGACTCTTCGTAAACTAGCTAAAGTATATCATAAGCAAAACTTCTCAAAAGAGGTTGCCGAACATGAGGAGTTCGAGACCATGTATGAACAGTTGACCGGGGAAACTAGTCTGGGTAATATTACATAAAATGCATACAGTTTATAATCTAGAGATGCAGGTACGAGATAAAATGAACCGTCTTAAAAAGACCTCTCACGTTGGCGTATATAATTCTATTGAAGATCTAGAAGTAGCAAAAGGTAAGATGCTGGAGATTAATCCAGATAATACATTTGACGTTCATTCTATTGATCATCTTTTTGAACCTACAGAGTAATATAAATAAACATATGCCGACATATATTTTTCGTAATAAGAATACAGATGAAGTCTATGACAAAATGATGTCATGGGACAATCGTGAAGTATATCTCCAAGAGAATCCTAACCTAGAGGTCCTCATGGGAGCTCCGGCTATGGGGGACTCTGTCCGTTTAGGTATTAAAAAGCCAGACGATGGGTTTAAGGAAGTACTGTCAAAGATTCATGCTGCTAATTACAGAAGTAACTTATCGGATAAACTATCTAGAAAATGATTCAAGTGATTACTTCATTCAACCATAAGGGCTATACTTATCTATAGCTCTTTTTCATTTAAGGTTTTATATGTCCACAAAAAGAGCAGCGAAACTGGCAGTCGTACATGAAGAAGGCTACCCACAAAAACAAACAGCACCACGCCCCGTTACAAATACTTTAAGATTAAAAACTGAACACCTTAAATTCTTCGATCCACTTACCGAAAATCAAAAAATATTTTACGACGCGTATGCCCGCGGTGATTACTTTGTAGCACTACATGGTGTTGCTGGAACAGGAAAAACATTTATTGCTTGTTATAAGGCATTAGAGGAAGTATTAGATAAGAACAACCCCTTCAATAAAATTATTATCGTTAGGTCAGCTGTCCAGTCGCGAGAGATGGGTCATTTACCTGGTGATGTAGATGAGAAGCTAGAAATATATCAACAGCCGTATCGCCAAATATGCCATACCTTATTTGATCGTAAAGATGCTTACGATAGATTGGTTGAACAAGGTCATGTAGAGTTTATTTCAACATCGTTTATTCGCGGTATGTCATTTGATGATGCTATTATCATTGTTGACGAAATGCAAAATATGAACTTTGAAGAAATAGATACCGTCATGACACGGGTTGGTTACAGATCAAAGATCATCTGGTGTGGTGATTACAGACAAACTGATCTTCGCAAGTCAGGTGACAAAACAGGTATTTTAAAATTCTTTGATATTGCTTTACACATGGGTGCATTTACACGGGTTGAGTTTACGGCTGATGACATTGTAAGAAGCTCTTTAGTAAAAGATTATATTATTGCTAAGCTTAGATACGAAGATCTTACCCCTTAAACTATTTTGAAAGAACTATTATGAGATTAGAACCATACACAATTTTCGTCTCTCTATGCTCATACAGAGACCCCCTCCTGTACAGTACAGTCATGTCATTGATACAGGGGCGGTGTGGGAGGAATAGAATAGTTATTGGAATATTTGAGCAGATTGTTGCTGAAGACTCACTGCCGGTAAAGTATCCTGATATTAAAGAAGCTATTGACGCGTACGAAAATAACACACTTAGGTCAGTGAATGGCGGGCCAAGGCCAGCGGAAATTATATATAAACGAATTGATCCCCAATACTCTAATGGGGCTGGGTGGGCTAGAGCTATTAACCAATATCAACTATCTCCTGATGAATATGATTTACTTTATCAAATTGACTCCCATATGCTTTTTGATAAAGATTGGGATAGGACCCTTATAAGCGATTATGAGGATGCAATTATTAAGTACAATACTAAAAAAGTAATTATAACTGCGCCGTGTAAGTGGTACGATGTTCTTGAGGATAACAGTATTTCTAAAGGCCCAGAATTATATTATGAAGGTACTAAGGATATAAGTTACAGAGCGACAGGTCACATGTTGTATTATATGACAAATGCATTTGTCAATGGGTATATTATATCTGCTCATGGACAAATTGATCCTATAGGACCAGGGATACGGGATGCATTCCACATATGCGCAGGTAATACTGTCTTTCCGTCACAGTGGGTACGAGATGTAGGTAACAATATTGAAATTCACTTTGAAGGGGAAGAACAGTGGCTTAGTCTGGCTTCTTTTGCAGCAGGGTATCAACTATGTCATCCAAAAGAAATTGTAACATACCATTATATGAAATCGGGTAATTATATTACAAAAGTATGGTTTGAACAGGTTGTAAGTAATTTCAGAAGGTCACATGATGTATTAAGGTCAATCGCTGAATTATCAAAGTTGATAACAACGTTACCTGAAGATGTTTTAAAGAGATTTTATGAATATTCAGGAATTGATTATATAAATAAAACTGTAGATCAGCGGGCTCTACATCCCCATCCCCCTTTTACCCTACCGCCAAAAGAATAACCAAATGAATATTACATTAGAACAGTTACAAAGCCTTATACCAAACGCTGTTGGAGGACCGGAGGCATGGTATGAGCCACTATGTGAAGCATTACCGCAATACGAGATAAACACCGTTGAAAGAGTTGCAGCGTTTATAGCTCAGTGCTCACATGAATCTGGTGGTTTTTCTGTTTTAGAAGAAAACCTAAACTATAGAGCAGCCACACTCTCTAAGTTATGGCCACAAAGATTTCCACCAGGTGTAGCCGAGCAGTATGCGGGTAAGCCTGAAATGATTGCTAATAAGACTTACGGTGGTAGAATGGGTAATGGGTCGGAAGAAACTGGTGAAGGGTACAAGTACAGGGGCCGTGGTATTCTTCAATTAACAGGTAAGGATAACTATAAAACCTGTTCTCAAGCACTCTTTCAAGACGGGTCTCTTTTAGAAGACCCTGATCTTCTTTTAGACCCGTATTATGCAATTCATTCTGCTTGCTGGTTTTGGAATAAAAATAAATTAAACCAATTTGCAGATTCTGGTGATCTAACAACAATGACTAAAAAAATTAACGGCGGAACAATTGGGCTTGAGGACCGTATTAAGCACTATGATCATGCTGTAGAGATCTTAACATAAGGAATATTAATG